ATCAGTTTTGTAATTTATCCACTTTGTCTGTGCGCAGCACTGATACTGTGGAGCGATTGGCTGATAAGGTGGCTATGGCGACGATCCTTGGCACTTTTCAATCGACAATGACCAACTTCCCCTATCTGCGTAAGATTTGGCAAACCAACACAGAACAAGAGCGTCTGTTGGGTGTGTCAATGACGGGTATCTTGGATAACGCTTTGCTGAACAATCCAGACAATCCTGAGTTGCCTGCTATTCTGGAGCGTCTGAAGGCTGTTGCTGTTGAGACTAACGCTAAGTATGCTGCTGACATTGGCATCAATGTCTCTGCTGCCATCACTTGCGTCAAGCCTGAAGGAACAGCTTCACAGCTTACTGGCACTGCCAGCGGCATCCATCCGCAGCATTCTCAGTATTACATCAGGCGTGTTCGTAGCGACAACAAAGACCCGCTGACGACGTTCTTGAAGAACGCAGGCTTTCCTGCAGAGCCTTGTGTTATGAAGCCTGATAGCACCACTGTGTTTTCGTTTCCGATGTCTACGGACGAAGGCGCTGTCTTGCGTGAGCACATCGACGCATTGCAGCATCTGAAGCTGTGGTTGGCTTTCCAGCGCCACTGGTGTGAGCACAAGCCTTCAGTGACCATCTCGGTCAAGGAAGAGGAGTGGCCTGCTGTTGGTGCTTGGGTGTGGGAACACTTCGATGAAATCACTGGTGTTAGCTTCCTTCCTTATGATGGAGGCACCTATCGCCAGGCTCCTTATGAGGAAATTGACGCAGAGCAGTACAAGCAGATGGTTGCTTCAATGCCTGCTGATATTGATTGGGATGGTTTCATTGAAGCCACCGACAACGTCGAAGGTGTTCAGATGTTGTCCTGCACTGCTGGTGCCTGCGAGATCCGCTAATCTGTAACAAAAGAGGGCTACAATGCCCTCTTTCTTTCTTGAAAGGGGAGGCATGGTAACGAAGAGGAAAGCAGCTTTGCTAGAAGAAGCGCCTACAACCACTACGACGACAACGACGAGATCGTTGAAGATAAAGCTGGATGACATGAACACCATCCAGCCTAAGACAGCGATGCAGAAGTCGTTCTTTGACGCCTACAAATCAGGACACTATTTCATGTGTCTGCATGGTGTAGCTGGTACAGGGAAGAGCTACATTGCTCTGTATCGAGCGTTAGAGGAAGTGTTGGACAAGTCGTCTTCTTTCAACAAAGTAGTCATCATTCGTTCTGCTGTACAGAGCAGAGAAATGGGGCATCTACCAGGCAATGTCGAAGACAAAATGGAGGTATATATTCAGCCTTACCGACAAATCACAACAGATTTGTTCAACCGCAAAGACGCCTGGGATAGACTTTGCGAACAAGGCCACATAGAATTCTTGTCTACGTCGTTCATTCGTGGCACCACCTTCTGGAACTCCATCATCTTGGTTGATGAATTCCAGAACATGAACTTCGAAGAGCTAGACACCATCATCACTCGCGTTGGCAACAACAGCAAAATCATCTTCTGTGGAGACATTCGACAGACAGATTTGAGGAAGAAGGATGACAGGACAGGCTTGCCTAAGTTCATGTCCATTGCTGACAGCATGACGCAGTTCAGCAAGTTTGAGTTCAGCGTGAACGACATTGTTAGAAGCAGTCTGGTAAAAGACTACATCATCGCTAAGATGAAGCATGAAGATGGAGAGTAAAAATGATTAGTATGGAATTTCGTCATGGATTTGGTATCGACTTCGAGTTCAATGAGAACATCTGCTATCGAGCAGGTCTTGTTGACGAAGAAGGCAAGGAGCTTGCAGGTGAGCACATCATGTGCTACATTGGACACATCATCAGACTTCCTCTGATGACCATCTACATTGGTGAATTTGCTCCTATTGAGGAGATGTCCAATTTTGGTGGCTTCAACAAAACGCAGCAAGTAGAGGAGAAGAAGGATGACCAATAATTCCTTCGCTTACAAGGAGGGCTATTACGCCTTCAGCCGAGGCTGGACTGAGAACAAGTACAATCACAGCACCAGCAAAGGCAAGGAATGGCAGCGTGGTTTTGACCGCGCCTACTTCGACAACCTCAACTACCTGCAGAGGAACAAGCATGTTTTTAACGCCAGTAACGCCTATTGAACTGTGCAAGACTGTGTCTGTCAAAGACTGGTCCATCTACGAGATTGAGTACAAGGGTGAGCTAGAGCGACACATCGTTGGCTTTGACTTTACAGACATGTGGGCAACCAGGGTGTCCACCGCCATCAAGAGCTCCAACATGGATACCATGCAAATGGTGACGAAGAGCGGGCGAGTCTACACTCTCAGCGAAGAACCAAGGGATACAGCACATCCTCCATATCCTGTGTGGCTGGATTGGTGTTGCATGATTGGTGTTGAGGATTGGACGAACGTCACAGACTCTTACAAGAAGCATTGATTGAACGTGCGTCCATAGCTCAACTGGATAGAGCAACACCCTTCTAAGGTGTAGGTTGTAGGTTCGATTCCTACTGGATGCGCCAAAGCCCTGTAAGCATTGCTGGCGATGCAACGGATTTGTAACCCGAAGATAGCAGGTTCGATTCCTGCACAGGGCACCAACAAGCGGCTATGACGGAATTGGTAGACGTAGCGGGCTTAAACCCCGCTGTCCTTTGGACGCACAGGTTCGATCCCTGTTAGCCGCACCAAAAACAAAGGCCCTTAATTGGGCCTTTTTAGTGTCTATCTGAATAACCTATTAGTCTGCTCTGTTAGCGTTCCTGTTCTCGCCTTAAGCTCTGTTTCATACTTGTCAATAGCAAACCAATCTTTAGCGTTCTCCAGCGTCACTCCCTTGTGATCTTCTGCATAGCGTCTGTTGATGGCTTCCTTAGCCTGCTTAGGCAGCTTGTTAAACCGCATTTTGTAGATGCGAGGAAGATCGTCTTTGGACACATTGGCATTGACAACCTGGCGAGCAACAGCAACCTGCTCACGAACAGCAGCGTTCATTGTGATGTTCTTCTCTACATCAGGAAGAAGCCTGTATTGGTTGCTATTCAGCAGAGGACTAATCTTCTCATTCACTCTCTTGTTAGCTTCAGCGATGAGCATACGGTCATAGTTTCTGTCACCGCTGCTAGAGCCGTACAGAGCATATGGATCTAGATTGAGCCTAGTGATTTCAGACTCAACAGGAGAGCGCTTAAGCACTTGTCTGAAGCCCAGCAGCCTATTGAAGTATTCACCTTCTCTAGATAGTTCCTCTTCATTGAGCCTGATAACAGCCTCAGGAAGCTGTTCCTTGAACACAGGCAGCTTACCTGCTACACGCTGTAGAGCAGCCTCTGCAAAGGCTCCAGTGGAGGATTCAGCTTCGATGATGTTGGGGTCTCTAACAACTCTTCCTTCTTCTCTGACAAGGTTGACAAAGTCATAGAGTTGTTTGACGATGAACGGCTGAGTGAAGCCACCAGCGATGTCTCCAACAAACTTACCGTTCTCGATGAAGAACTGACGAGCAGCTTCATCGCTTCTGAAGACGTTAAGGATTCTGTCTAAGAAGGCATCGCCACTACCTGCCTTGAATTTAAGACCAATAGCAGACTCAACAGCATCCTTAACTTCAGAGCCCTTCAATGTGCCTTGGTCATATCTGACGAAGATGTCAGCAATGGCGAAGTATGTACCAGGTGTGCCTAAGGCTCTGACGTCAACAGTGGTGCCTCTGTTTGTCTTCACTTCATACCACGGAACATCTTTGTTCTGTTCTCTGTATTCAATAGCAGAAGCTAAGGCAGCAGTGCCTACAGCGGCTTGCGCAGCCTTCTCAGAAGCTCTTCTGTAGAGAAGTTCAGCCTTGCCTGTTTCTCCAGCTTTGGCAAGACGAACAGCCTGAGACATTTCTTCACCAGCGCCAACAAGGCCTACAGGGCTGTATTTATACAGATAGGAAACAGCGTTTGCCATGTAGCGAGGGAACGGAATAGCAAAGTTGACAAACGGTGTTTTGTCAATGAGCCTAATCATCTCTGATCCGAGTGTTGAAGCTCCTCTTTCAAAGGAAGAAACAATAGAGGCATCTCTAGCTTTAGGGACATAGGCAAACGTTGTTTGCAGAGCTTCCTTCATTGCCTCTTTAATGATGGGAGAAGGGATGTCGATGTCCTTCTCAAGGAAGTCTGTGTAGAGATTTTGTCCTTGACGACGAAGTTGTCTATCAACAGAATCAGCAAACACGGCTCTACGAACAAAGCTGTCTGTGACAACGTTGAGTGAGTTAGCCCAACGAGCAACAGCAGAGACTTGTCTGTCTCCTGTCTCCTGCAGAGCATTGTTGATGTTGTCTAAGAGGATGGGATTGCTCTTCAATATTTGATCAGTGACTTCGCTGCTTAGTCCCTGATTCTTCATATAGAAATAGATATCAAAGGCGTCATGGATGGTGTCACCCATTGACCGCTTAAGCGTCTCCATACGCTGTCCCTGTGCTGATTTAGACAAAGCACTACCAATGGAATAGGCTGTGCCTTCCATGAGTTGAATGCCTGTCTTCATAGGGACAACAATGGCTGTTGACAACACGTTTCTAGCTGTGGTGTCAACACCGGAGGTGATCCAGGCTTTCCATTCTCTAGCTAAGCCCTGCTGTGCAGCATTGAATTTAGACAGAGCACCAACTTGATCGTTATCAAAGTTGTAAAGACTGTTAATCTTCTTCTCAAAATCTGGATTGGTCACTGCCGCTCTTTTGAAGACAGCAGCAGCAGCAGAGTATTGCTGCATGATGCGGGCAGCATCGGTCACTGTTGCTTTGTTCATAGCAGCGAACTGCTCTTTAGTGACGCCGCTGTCCGTCAGAGCCTTCTCCAGCACTACGCTGTCAATGTCCTGCATACGAGCAAACACTTTGTTCAAAGCAGAACTGATTTGCTCTTGAGGCTTGAGTTGGAAATTGGGATCATTCTTGACAACATGCAGAGCAATGCGGACGGCTGCTTTACTCAATTCTGTCTTCACCTTAGCATCTGTCAGAGCATTGGCGGGGTCAATGGTGTCCAACAGATTACGCCCATACAGCTTCATATACTCATCATGAACCCTATCCATGTTGTCGTTGATGGGGTCAATAAGAGCCTTCTCCACTGCTGTAACAGGAGACGTAGGTGACGTAGGACCAAGACCTTGTTTATTTCTCTGGTCTGCAATGGCTTCGCTGAGTCTTTGTCCTTGTTGTTGAACACGTTGGGGTTTGACAGCATCAAGCAGCAATGGAGCACCAGCGCTGATGGCACCAGCAAACAACATAGCTGCACCAGTGCTGACAGGATCTAGAGGCGCTGGTTGCTCTTTGAATGCCTTAGCTTCTTCCTGCTCTGCACGCTGTCCAGTGATGTTCTGAGCACCAGCAATGGCTGCTTCTGACGTAGCTAAGCCAGCAACGCCAGCACGCTTAAGAGCAACATCAGAAGCCTCTTTAGCGGCTACACGCAGTGCTCCTTGTGCGCCAAACTTACCAGCACCTGCACCAACCATATAGAGAGGAATGTCTGTTCCTATAGCTTTGGCAACGTCAACAACAGGACGAATGCCTGTTTGACCACCTGGCTCAAACACACCAGCCATTTTGTCGTACAAGTCTCTGCCCTTGGCAATGTCCAGCTTCTGCCTCTCAGGAGCATTGGCAATACGCATCAACTCAGGAATCTGACCAACAGTGGTTCCTACTTCAGCAAGACGACGCTCTGACATGAAGCGCTTGACAAGGTCTTCTCTGGTTTCTTCTTGCTTAAGACCAGGCTGTCCAGAAGCAACCAAGTAGTTTTGAGCAATGTTGAACAGCTTATCGTCCTGAGCAACATCACCAAAGGCAATCTTAGGAGGCTCTGTAGGACGCACACTAGCAACAGTTGCACGCTGTCGCGGCAACATGCGAGGAATCTCCTCAGTGCCTTCAGCTAGGAAAGCTGGGCGACGTTGAGGGATGAGATCGTCAAAGACACCTGTCGATGTCTTTTTAGGAATAAGGTCATCAAAGATGGTTGCCATTTATAAATCGCGTCCTGTTTCTCTTTTGAACCGTTGTCTAACAGCGGCTGGATCAGCACCCCGTGCAATAGCGTCTTGTGCTTCTTCTCTTAGTTTCACGATATTAGGAGGAACAGCAATGTCTGGCCTAGCCCCTAAGCCACGCGGAGGAGTAGCCGTAGCTGATGCTGCCTGAGGAGGCGCTGCAGGCGCTGCAGAACGAGTGGCTGCAGGCGCAGCAGCAGGAGCAGCAGGCTCCACCCTAGTTGCAGGCGCTGTAGTGGCTGTAGGAGGCGTTACAGGCCTTGCTGGTGCTGTGCCGATACCGCTCAAGAGAGAGTCAATGGCTGCTTTGTATGCGTCACTGATGGGTGCTCTAGTCATTGGATCAACGAATCGACCAGCAACAGCACGAACAGCGCTAGCATAGACTGCATCAATGTCCTTCTTTACATCTACTCCTGGATCACCAATGTAGTTGTACGAAGAACTACCGTCTGCGTTTGTAACGACAGCAATGTTTTTACCGACAAGATCTCCGTATTTCCGAGCAACAGCGTTTGTACCTGCTGTCTGAGCAAACTTAAACAAGTCGCCAGGAGACAGCATGTTCTTGTCAATACCATCACCACGCATGATTTCAACTTCTGCTTTGTCCTTTTCCTGCACTGTCGTATCAGGACTAGCAACAATAGCAATCAGTTCATTACGACGCTTACTCCAGCTACGCTGAGTAGGTGTCAGTAAGCTAATAGCAGCTTCTGTTGTAGCAAGCTCTTCCAAAGCCTTCGTAGTTCTAGGATTGTCTTTTCCAAATTGACGAGTAAACTGAACCACCTTGCCTTGAAGGTGCTCCAATTGCTCCTCAGGCTTCTTGATGTCTTTGGGATAGAGTTCAGCGTTGATGCGGGCAACATCAAGCAACGGATCTGTCGTGGAAGGACCAACGCCTTCGTAGGCCAGCAACTGAGCAGCAGAAGCACCACCACCAACTGTGCTGGCAATCTTTTCTGCCCTGCCTGTGCTGATACCAGTGCGGAAGAAGCCTCTGTCCTGTCCTAACGCTGCTTGCATCTGTTCAGGAGAAACAGCAGCAGGAGCAGCAGAGAGACTATCGATGTATTTCTGCACTGTCTCAAAGCTCTTTGGAATCTTGTCCTTGTTGGTGACGAGATAGGAAGCCAAGTCAAGAGCTTCACCTTTGCCGCGACGGTCGATGAAGTCTTTTGCAATGGCATCATTGGAAATGAGAGCCAGCTTTTCCTGTTCTGTCTCTGATCCTGTCAGATAAGGAGAAATGGAGCTATAGCGATCTGTCAGCGCTGTCTTCTTAGCAGCGACTTCAGCTTCTCTCTTCTGCTTGTTTACAGCAGCCAGCTTAAGGCGAGTGGTGATGAGTTCTTCATTCTCTTCACGCTCACGCTTAAGTTTCTCTGCCTTACCGAGAGCTAAGCCTGTTAACAGCCCTGTCAATGCAATAGAAGCCATTTTTACTCCTTAGACATCAGCCCAGCCTGACGAACAGCAGGCGCTTGCTTCACTTCAGCAACAGCGCTCTTCAGCACCTCCATTGCCGTTTTCTCATCCACCTCTGTAGCTTGAATGTAGTCTTCGTCTTCAACGATGTATCCAACATCATTCATGTCGCCAATGGTCTTCATCAGTTCAACAATGATGGGAATAGCAACGAAGCCAGCGTCAATGGTGTGAATACCCTTCATCACTCCAGCCTTAATCATCCCATTAGCCATTGTTAACAAAGGCGTATTCGCTTCCATAGCCGAGAGAAGATTGTCAACAGCTTTCTCCGTCGTCAGCTTCTCTGTGTAGAAAGCAACAACGTCATCCAGAGAAGAATACTGAGGAGGCTGTTCCCAAGGATTGTTACCAGGCGTTCCTGTCAAAGACATACCAGGAATAGGAGTTGCTCTTAATTCTCTCATTTGACGAGTTCCTCTCGTTGCTTTCTGATGATGGTAATGTACTTGGCAATCTGTGCCTCAGGAGAAGATTCATCAATCTTGCTCATCTTCCCCTTAGGAGCTAACAAACCCGACGTAGACAAAGGAAGCTCTTTGTTCTTGTCGTGGATGAGCTTATCCACTCTTGCCATCAAAGTTTTGTAGTTTCTCATAAGCCTCACCAATCAATTTCAGACATCATCTTACCGAAAGCTGTCCACATATTTGCCTTAGCTGCTGTAGAAGCTGTCGTTGCATCAGCCCTAGCTGCAATATCAGCCACCGCAAGCTGTGTCACTCTGTCAGCGTCTTTCTCAAAGCTCTGCCATGCCAGTTGAATCTGGTCTCTGTAAAGCTGAGTTTCATTATTGTACTCTGCCAGCGTCATCTGCTGCATGTTCTGTGCTGTCAAATACAAACCTGCATTGATGGCAGCAGTATCAGCGGTTGATACTTCTCTACGCCATTGAGCATTGCTCTGGTCAATTACAAGGCGTTGATTGGCGTTGAACTGCGCTCTAGCGTTGGTCTGCTCAGTGTTGAATTTAGAAACAGCATTGGCCTGGTCTGTGTTGAACTGGTCAATGGCGTTCTTCTGCGAAGCGTTAAACTGATTGACCTGCGTAGCCAAGGAAACCATGAACTGATCTACCTGGTTCTGACTAGTGGCGTTGAACTGCTTCATAGCGTTTTCAGCAGCCGCATCAGACAACAAAGCAGCACTGATTTGCTGACCCTTGAACAACGTAGCCTGCTGCTCACGATCAAGGTTAGCCATGTCCATAGCCAGGAAATTCTGAGCATTCATGACAGCAGCTTGCTGTCTGTTGTTCAGGTTTGCCATGTCCATAGACGCATATGTAGCGGCATTGGCGAGAACAGAAGCCTGTTCGTTGCTCAGATCAGCCAGGTTAATCTGCTGAATAAACTGTGCATTGGCAAGAGCATTCTGCTGTGCTGCTGTGAAGTTGACATTGGCAATTTCAGCAACACGAGCAGCATTGGTGATGTTCACCTGCTGCTTGTTCGTCAACTCCTGTCCCTTCAGAGCAGCTTCAATCTGAGCATTAGCCAACGCTGTCTGTTGCTTGTTAGACAGATTAGCCATCTCCACCTGCAGAGCATTGGTGGTGTTGAACAGACGAGTTTGTTGTTCGTTGTTGAGGTTGAGATTACGCTCTTGCAACACGTTGCTAACGTTGAACAACGCTGTCTGCTGCGTGTTGGACAACACCTGCCCCTCCAGCGCTGCTCTAGCTTGGAAGTCTTGAATGAAGGCTTGTTGCTTGTTGCTGGCTTCAATGCCAGCGGCTTCAAAGTTTTGTGTGCTCTGCAGCATCGCCATCTGCTGGTCATTGCTAAGTTCTTGACCCAACGTAGCCGCTCTAACTTGCAGATTGGCTAAGGCAGTTTGCTGACGGGCAGACAGGTTAGTGAACTCCACCTGAAGATTCTCTGAAGAACGCTGAAGCACGGCCTGCTGAGAATTGTTGAGGTTGATGTTGTTCACTTCAGCATACTTAGCAGCATTGGCTAAGGATGTCTGTGTCTTGACATCGAGGTTCTTCTCAGCAACAGCAGCCTTGATGTTGGCATTGGCAAGAACAACCTGCTGTGTGTTAGACAGGCTAGCCGATTGCAATGCAAATGCATTGGTGCTGTTAGTCAGCGCTGCTTGTTGCCTGTTGTTCAGATTCTCAAGCTCGATCTTCTGTGAAGCTGCTGCATTAGCCAACGCCACTTGCTGACGGTTATTCAGATTGGCCATATCCATAGCAGCAAAGGTTTCAGCGTCCTTTGCAGCAATAGGAATAGCAGCCTCCATAGCCGCCTGCACAATGGCAGCACCAGCCATGCTGCTGCCGCCTAAGCCTCTAGCAGCCATTGCAGCATTGGCTTGTCTAATGGCACCAGCAGCCCACGCAGGAGTGCCGTCATTGAACTGAGCCATCAGCTTTGAAAGCTGTCCAGACACAGTGGAAGCAGCAGCAACAGTGCCTGTCTGCGCCTCAGCCAAGGCCTGGCTAAAGCTGCCTTGCTGTGCCACCATCTTAGCTTCTTCGTTGAGCTTGTCCATCGTGGCTGCAACAGCCTGGACAGGCTCGGTGATTTGAAGAGCTTGCTTAGAAACGTCGATGATTTCTTCTTGAGAAATAGCACGCTGCTGACCAACTGCAGTGGAAGATGCTGTTGTTTGCTCTGTATTAGCTGCAGGAATCTCAGCAGCCTTTGCCGGAGGCAACACAGTAGGAGCATCCATGCCAGCATACTTAGTCTCAGGCAGGGTGTAGTTGGTGGCAGCAGACGCTGCAGGCGTGCCAGACAACTGAGCAGCATCAGTCTTGAAAGCTGCTGTCGTTGTCTCTGCTGTAGCCTTCGTAACACCACCAACATCTGCTATCGTCGCTGCCTTGGCTTCCTGTTCAGGGGTCATAGCCAATGCAGGAGGTGCTGTCACTTGAGCAGCATCAGGAGCTTCAGCAGCTTTTGCAATGGACTCAGGAGAAACATAGCCCTGCTGAGCCTGCACCTGAGCTTGTTGGCTTACAGAGCCTTGTGCTGCTTGAACACCACCTTCTGGTTTGAATGTACGAACATATTCTTCATAGGCAGCTTGCCCAGCACTTACCATTCTTCCGTCTGGTGTTGTGACCTGAACAGCAGGAAACGCTTTATCCTTACTCCACTCCTCCATACTAAGAGGTGTGGTAGTTCCTTCTAAGGCTTTCTTGATATCAGGAGCAGCCGCTGTAGTCTCTGCTGTAGACGCAGTGACGGTCTTAGGCTGTGCAGCCTGTGCCGCTGTCCCTGCCTGCGTTGTTGTCGCTGTAGCGGCTGTGCCTGCTCCACCAGTGCCAGCAATGGATTGCTCAGGAGTGATGGCTGTCTTTGCAGGAGTGACACCAGCAGCAGCGCCAGGAATGGGAACACCTGCTCTTCCTTCTTCTTCAGAGAAGCCAGTTCTACCGCCGCCAGTGGTTGTTCCTGTTGTTGCAGGCGCAGGAGCACTTGTCTGCTGCATCTGCTGAGACACATCTGGAGAGACGTTGACAGGTGGAGGAGGCGCTGGAGACGTCACAGGCGCTGGAGCCGGTGCTGTTGCTGGTGTCGGAGCAGGAGCAGGAGCCTGCACAGGCGCTGGCGCTGGTGCTGACGTTTGATTAGATGTAGCAGCTATCCGAGCATCATTTTCTCTTCTAATTCTCTGATTAGTTGTTCTTGCTTCGTATTCTGCTTGCTCACTATCAGTGAGACCTGCAGGGCTGTTCAGCTTTGTTTCAAGCTCCTGCAGACGAGGGTCTACATAACCGCCTTCAGCATAGCCTGTGACAGACCCTCCCTTAGCCATACGCTGAGCATACTTATCCGAGACAGCGTTGTACTTCATCATCAATGCAGGAGAGCTTTGGAGAAACTCATCAAAGCCCTGCATAGGGCCATCGTAGCCTAGCTTACGAGCTAAGATTTCACGCTGCTTAGATGTAAAAGATGTGTTCATAATTGTCCTATTCACTTAGAAACAAAGCTCTTTCTGCTTGTCTGCGTCTAACAAGACCAGGAAGCACCTTTCCTGCCGCTTTAGTCCACGACATGAAAGCATCAGCAGCTTTCTCAAAGTCTCCTCTATTGATAGCCATACGCATTGCAGAGCGTTGAAAATTGCCTAGCCCTGCATTGAACGCAAAAGAGACACAAGCGTCAAATTCTCCTTGACGACCAGCAAGGCCAGGAGAGAGACGAAGTACACCTCGCTCAAATACACTGAGATCCTTCTCAAAAAGCTCATTCACTTCTTCCTTGCTCCAAGTCCTGTTGTCAGCAGAGCGCAAAGGATAGTCCTTCCTGATAATGCCTGTATAGCCTTCTTTAGGCGTCATAGGCAAAGCAATCTGATCTTGGTACAGAACATGCCCATAGCCGATAGTCCAGATATGAGCAGGACACAGATAAGGCTTAAGTCTGCACCCTTCAAACAGGTGCATCAATTCTATACCTTTTTTGCTTGTTTTCATTTCTTCGAGAAAGCCTGTGTACCAAACCAGAAAGCAATGATGGATGACAGGATAATCATCTCATCGTCAGTGAACGCTTGAGAGACAACAGTCATGAAATCAAGCCCTTCAGACCAACCCCACCAAATGATAGCAAAGTTGAGAATGACAAGCTCGATAACAAAGATGAGAGTCACCAGAGGTCTAATCATAGCTCTGAGGTTGACAACCCATCTGCTAGCGCCTTCACCAATAGCAACATCATGCGCTAACAGAGCCTTCTGATGGTCAACAACAGTTTCATGTTCTCGAATGGACGCATCCACCTTCTGTTGATCTAGTCTGATTTCTTCAACGCGAGCCTGGGCTACATAGCCTCTTTCAAGCATCTGTAGCTCTTTGTCGTTCTGCATACGAGCAAGAGCAAGTTCGTGCTTCTTATCAGACCTGTCTTGAAAGAACTCAAGGAACTTAGGCAGCCCTCCCATGAGGAAAGAAGCAATAGTAGACAACAGGCTAATCATAGTTCCGCTCCTTGCATTAATGAATAAACGACATCAGCTATGGCCCATATCAGGTAGGCTAGGAAAATGATAGAAGCACCAAGTATGGTGTTCATGACAACACTCTTTCTCTTCTGCGCTTGTAGGTGCTCTTGTCTCTTTCTTCTTGTCGTTATCTTCTTCCGCTCTTCTATCATGTCTCTATAGGCTTCGATACCAAAGCGGTAAACAATCATCGTTCTCAATTCAGTCTCTTGCTCTTCAATCTTCTTTCTTCTTATCAGAGCTTCCAGCGCTTCCTGCTCTACCGATTCCTTGTGTACTATCTGCTTAAACAAAGAAGGGTTGTTAGCTTCTTCGTCTGCTTTGTTCAAATCAGCACAGGCACTAAACCACTTGCCCAACTGCGAAGCAACGCCTTCGATTTCCTGCCCAAGCTCAACGCCTCTTTTAACAGCGTTGAACGCAGCCGTAGCCGCAGCAAAGGCGCTTATAGGATCAATCACGGCGTCTCACATCTTTATAGATTTGGTACAGCTTCTGTCCTATCATCAACACTGTGTAGATGAGGGTAGCCCACACCAAAATCTCAGACACCTGGTAGCCCGCCAACGTAGCCAACGACACTGAAGCTGGAGGAGCAACCTTTGCAGCAATAACTGCGCTAGACTCTGTAATCTGCTCTGTTGACGACATAGGCTACCTTCTATCAGCATTACTATATTCAATCGAAAAAGACTGAATAACGTAAGGAGGAATGTTGGTGTTGGAAGAAAACTTCAACGACACAGATTCGCCGTTACCAATCAGAAGCGTCTCATACGAAGGACTAGAGGTGTCTCCATAAGTCGATGATGTTGTTCCTAACACAACACTAGGAGGCTGAATCACATCGCTCTTGTTGTAGTTGAGCAGAGTATCAACAGTGGTAGTGACGTTTCCTTCAGGCTCAACAGTCATTGTCAGCTTGAGGAAGCTCTTCCTCACCTTAGGATCGTTGATGGTGTAATAAGGCGTGGAATAGGTAGCAGTGATGTTGGTGCCGTCAAAGGTGTTACCGCTATCCATGACATAGATGTAGGTAGAAGAAAGAAGAGATGAGTTACCTGTATCAGTGGCTAAAAATACCGTCTTCTTTTCTTCTCTCCAGTAATTAATACTAATTGGTTTAATGCCTCTCAAGACGGACCAACTTACTTCTGCCGGATTCATCCCCGCTTGTGTTCCTGCTATTCCTACGGTACTAGTACCCAACGTAGCTAAGTTGTACTTAAACACCCTATACTGACTTTTATCAGGAATGAAAACACTGGGATAAGAGTTGATACCACTAGCAGACGTTGCTAACAGCGTATTTATTTCAGTCTTAATAGTGTTAGACAACAGACTAAACCCTAAACCACTCTGTTGATCTGAATCAGACAGCCGAGAAATACCTGTATCAGACAGGTACATCACATCTCCATTAATTTCTTGAATGGATAAGCCATCAACACAGCCTGTGTTTTCTGTTATAGGACTTAAAGCAAAATTACCGACGCCTGCTCCTGTTAGTCTGAAAATGTTGTAACGACAAAAGACAATTAAACTGTCTCGTAGAGACAAGAGACCAACAATGAGTCCTGGCACCGTGATTTCTCCAGCACCATTAGCACTACTATAGTCAAATTCATTGAAAGGAGCAGAAAAATACAGGGTCTTTTGAGAAGCCCAGAATAGATGATTTCTATAGTAGGCTGAATATATAACACCAGTATTATCTGCTTCTAAGATATCAATCAACTCAGAAACAGGCTCATGATATTTCCAGTTCATTACCAAAGGAGTATCCCCATAAGGGAGAGCAATATATTCTTGATCTCCTATATTGTAGGATGCAGGTGTTGAAAGCTGATTTGGGCTTAATTCAGTCCTTGAGACCCACTCAATTGATTCTTCATTAGCAGGACTAGATGCTAAAGATGGATAGATAACCAATGTTGCTGTTCCTGCGTTTTTATCATAAGCAGTAACAGAACTAATGACATACATATCCGGCAATGGGGAAACAGATGTGCCTATCCAGAAAGTATCTAAATACTTTGGTCTATGCTTTACGTTTTTAATGTTCAATGTTGTACCTGTTTGACCTGCGCCGTTTACTCTTGAATAAACAAAATTAGTACCAGCACCAAAGTCGCCAAGGGACAGTTTATTAACGTTATTAAAGACGTTATTTCGATATCTGCTAATACTCCCGTACTCCATAGAAACAAATAAAAAGTCTTCTAGAGAGAACATATGAGCAGATGTTATAGATCCAAAAATCTGCAACAAACGTATTTGAGTCCTTGCGGCTATGCTAGAAACTAAAGCAGGAGAAAAAGCGATAGTGGCGTGTCTGTCTCCCGGGCTCGACGGATCATCGGTAATAGAGCTAACAGTGTACGTTGTGCCTGAAAGAATAAATGTGATGGTTCCGTTTCCTAAAAATCCAGCAAACGTCTGCCAATCAGCAACATTGATAGATGTAACACCAGAAGAATAAGCCTGTCTTGTCCACACCACAGGAAGAGAAGAAACTGGGGTGGTATCCCATTTAGCATACCCGTTAATGCGTCTATACCCACCTTCAACAGACGGCTCAAAGTTTTCCAATTCCCGAGCAGTGCCAGGGAACTGTGCTGCTTGCGCCAACTGTGGTAGGTTCGTCACCAACCCACCAGAGCACGCTACAGGAAAGCTCTCAATCTTATCCATATCAGGCTAGCCTTGGACCAGCAATGTAGAACGGACCATGAGGAACATAGGTCGATGTCAGGTATTCGTATTTGTTAATGAGAATGGTTCTCATACGCTTGATGCCTTCATCAAACTTGTTCTTCGACAGCGCCGCAGCCTGTTCATTGCTTCTGAACATGTAAGCGTGATACATAGCACCGTCTAAGACGACATGCTTGTACCGCTCAGGCACGAAAGGAACATCGTCGTACTTCTCCAGGTCAACAGGAATACGATAGTATTCGTAGACGAGTTTGTACGCTTCCTTTGGTGGAGGTACGACGATGTATTCTTGAGACGGAGCATTACAAACCTTTTCAGGAACATTCCTGATGCTGGTGTCCGTCGTGTATTCCTGGTCTACGTGTTCCTTGAGATAGTCATCATAGGTGATGACACGCAGCTTCATTGTCTTGTTGTTGAACGTAGAGTCTTCCTTGACGCGGAAGCTGTCAAAGTCAATGGAAGCGGCGTCAATGGGGAAGGCATAGCGGCTTGTACCCGCCGTCAACGTCTCTTCTGTCAGGACATGGTTGAAGGGCCATTCAAAATGGCTCTGGTTGATGTCACGCAATGAAGCATTGATGGAGTCTTTGCACTGCGAATACCAACCTTTAGCTGAAGCGAAATTAGCCGAAGTGAGTTCAACCTCATTCAGCTTCCTGTTGACAGAATTGATAAGTTCAAGGTAGTTGTATGCCATCAGTTTTCCTTGATGTTCAGCTTGATGACTCGCTCAGCAATAGAACCACTGCTGTCGGTGATGCGACAGTAGATTTTGTATTCCTTGTTCAGTGTCCCCAAACCAAGATTGATAGTGGCAACAGTGGATGTTGCTGTCTGAGACACGTTCTGCAAGCCATTGACAGAAACACCAGCACCAAAGGAAGTTTTGACGCCAGAGGCGTTGTCAACAAACCAGGCCACGGATGCAATAGTGACGCCCGTGCCTAACCACCTAGACCAGTCTACGCTGTAGTCTAGGGTTTCATCGGGGTCTTTGTTGGGCCATTTGTAAGACATAGCTATTCCTTAGCTGGGGTGTTATAGGAGCAAACCTACGATTTGTCAATATCAGCCAATATAGGACACACGCTGACTTGACGCTGTTGTTCTATCAGAACTGATGTAGACAACTCTCAATTGTGAGTGAATACTAACTTGTCTGCTTTCTTTTCCGTCTACATACACTCTTCTGTTCTGTCCATCAATGTATGTCTTTCTTTCGTCCTTGGAGCCTACATAGACAGTACGTAGCCTGTCATACAGGTCTTTGACAGCTTCGTAGTCAAAGGAGGTGTTAGTGACAGATTCATTACCAAGCGCTGTTGTACCAACAACTCCAGCAGCAAATGCCTGGGCTTTGGCAATGACAATGACGGTTTGTACGAACGCTGTAGCGCTGACACCAGAGACGCTGAAGTTGGCATTGGTGACGAAGTCTACATTGCCAATCGAGCCTGTAGCGCTAACACCAACAGCGCTGACATTGGCTGTGGTGTTTACTGTTTCATTGCCTAAGGACGTTGTAGCGCTAACACCTGTCGTCGTTGCTGTAATGGCAATGGAAGCAACAACACTGCCTAACGACGCTGTAGCGCTAACACCTGTAACGCTGATGTTGGCATTAGTGACATGGTCAACAGTGCCTACAGAGCCATTGAGGATGTTTCCATTGGGATAGGCATTGGCATCAGCAGTGACGGCTTCGTTGCCTAATGTTGTTGTAGCGCTGACGCCTGTGACAGATGTGTTAGCGTCTGCGGTGACGACAACAGAGCCTAATGCTGCTGTAGCGATAACGCCTGTGACGTTTACGTTAGCAACACCAACAACAGCGACAGAGCCTACAGAGGCTGTAGCACTAACACCAGTGACAGAAATGCTGGCAGCAGATGTGACGGCTACAGAGCCTACAGAAGCTGTAACGCTGACGCCTGTGACGTTTACATTAGCGTCCCCTGTGACAGCAACAACACCTGTAGCGCCTGTAGCGCTAACACCTGTGACAGGAGCGCTGACAAAAACAGCAGCAGTGACAGAGCCTACAGAGGCTGTAGCGCTAACGCCTGTGACAGCTACATTAGCGTCTGTATTAACAGCAACAGAGCCAACAGAGGCTGTGGCGCTAACGCCTGTCACAGGCACTAGTGTTACAAAGACAACGGTGACACTTCCAACAGAGCCTGTGGCGCTAACACCAGTAGCGTTGACAGTGGTACCGAGTTTTACAGAAACAGTACCAACAGAGCCTGTAGCGCTGACACCAGTGGCGTTGACAGTGATGGGGCTGCCTCCGCTGGATTCAAAGAGCCAACCAAAGGATCCGTTGTTGGTGCTATTATTACCAGCGTACCAGGTGCTCATTAGTATGTCCTCACGCCAGTAATGACTAGGTAGTCAACGTTAGCTGCCGTGCCTGTGCCGGAATGAACGAGCGTGCAGGGGGAAGTTGAGGACGTACCCGTCAGCGTCAGAAGCCGCCCTGCTTCGCCAGCAGCGGTGAAGTTGCCAACCGTCTGCGTTGTGGTGCCGAAGTTGATGGTGGTGGCACCAGTTGCTTTGTAGGTGTTGGTGATGTTGGCGAAGGTGTTGTTGCCGGTAATCGTAAGCGTACCTGCGCCGCCTTGGTTGAGGGTGATGCCGCTGTAGGAGACGCTGCCGCCTGCGAAGGTCTTGGCCGATGCAGAGGTGAGGCTGATGGTGCCGGTGCCGGTGACGGTTAAACCTGCGCTTGTTGCATTAAAAGGGTTTGATGAGGCTGAAAGAGTCCAAGCTCCAGATCCAATTGCCAAAGTCCTTGTCGCTGTTGTGGAATTCGTAAAAAAAGAACCTGTACTAGAAATAGTACAGTTATACACATCGGCATTAAATGTCCCTGATGTCAGGGTAAGTCCTTGATTAACTACAAACGCATCCTGCAAAGTCACGGAACCGCTAGGCGCGTCAATAACAACCCCCTGTGAAAACGTCTTCCCCGCGCTTGTAACCGTCTGACTAACCCGCCCAGCAAAGGTCATCG